GCCGCCACGATTGCCCGGGTCCGCTCGTCCTCGGCCCCGCGTCGAGCCGAGGCCTCCTCGGCGAAGGCTCCGTTCGTGTCTCGCTCAGCGATCAGGCTCGCGCCTCGAGCCTCGCGCGATCGCGCCTCCGCGGTTCGCTCCCGGACGCGCTGGCGTGCCACGGCGCCCTCGGCGATCAGAGCGTCGGCTCCATCGGGGCGCAGGGGGGCCGGGATCCGGGCGACCACGCCGGCGATCGCCGCGATGGCGTTGTCGATGGCGTTCATGATGGTGTCCGTGATCCGGCCGAAGATGAGCCCGATCCGGACGCCCAGGTTGAAGAAGAAGTCCGAGACGTCGTTCCAGGCCTCGATCGTCGTCGTCGCCGCCCAGACCGCGACACGGACGAGGAAGCCGAAGAAGTCGATGACCATCGCGATGCTGGTCACCATCCCCGCGAACATCGTGGCCATGGCCTGGCCCAAGCTCTCGGAGTCACCCTCGCCCTGGTCGCTCATGATGCCCAGGAGGACGAGGAGCCGCCGGACCTCGGAGCCGAGGTTGGAGAAGTTGCGGGCGATCTGACGCCAGATCGGCGCGAAGTGTCCGAAGGCGGTCCGGATGTGGCGAACAGCGCTCGTCCCGGAGTCGACCAGGAAGGTGACGGCGCGGCTCACGCGCTCCACGAGGTCGATCACGGTGTCCGCGACGCGCGCGCCGAACTCCGCGAAGCTCGCGCTCGGGAGCTGGCCGCCGGCGTCCTCCGCGACGTCGCCGAAGATCCCGAAGGCCTGCCCGAGCCGGCGCACGGCCGCGCCCAGGCGCTGGATCGTGGGCTGGATCCGAGCCCACCCCGCGGTCATCCCGGCCGAGAAGCCGGCCCAGAGCTGGCGCAGGCGATGGACCATCATCGCGATCCCGATGACGAAGCGCCGGATCCCGGGCTCCTGGCCCAGGGCCTCGGAGGTCGCTCGAGTGAAGCCGCCGCGCTCCACGGCCTCGGTCAACGCGGTCCAGAGGAGCCGCATCCGGCCGATGGTCTCGTCCCAGAAGTCCCCGAGCCCGCCCCAGTTGTTCCGGACCGCGACCACGACGCCCGCGATCGCAGCGCCGAACGCCAGGGTGGCGAGGATCGCCGGCGCCATGAGGAGGGCCATCACGGCGAGCACCTTCAGGATGGCGACCAGGAAGGGGGCCACGACCACGAGGAGCCCGGCGACGACGGTCAACGCTCCCCCGAGGGTCAGGAAGGCGGCGGTGGCGGTGAAGACGGCCGCGATTGCCGTCCGGAGCCCCTGGGGCATCGCGTTGAAGGTGCGGACGATGAAGCCCACGACCTGGTTCACGATGCGCAGGACCGGCTTGAACGCCGAAGCGAAACCCTCCCCGATGACCACCTGGAGGGTCTCCACGATGCCGGCCAGGATCGTCTTCTGGCCCTCCCAGGTGTCGAGGAGGTTCTCCGCGAAGGCGTCGGCGGTCCCCCCGGCGGTCTCCATCTCGTGACGCAGCTCGCGGACGGCGTCCGAGATCGTCTCGATCAGCCGGCCGTTTCGGGTCGTGCCGATCATCTGCTGGAGCTGGGCGCTGATGTTCGTGTACGCGGTCTTGCCGAAGCGGCCGAACAGCTCCGAGACCCGCGCGGCCCGCTCGGCCTCGTCCGAGATCCCGGCGAGCGCGGGCATGGTGTCCTGGACGATGTCGAGGAAGTCCCGGAACTGGCCGGTCGCGGGGTCGGTCACGTCGACGCCCATGGACCGGAAGTCGGCCGCATTCCGGGCCGCAAACTCGAGGGCGCTCGAGACCGAGCTGGCCGCCACGCTGACGTCCACGCCGCTGTTCCGGACGAGGCCCATCGCGATCAGCATCTCGTTCAGGTTCTGACTCGTGGCCTGGGCGCCTCGAGAGACGGTACCGAGCGCCAGGGAGAGGTCCCCGGCCGTGAGGGCGGATTGCGCCGTGACGCGGAGGAGCCGGTCCGCGATCGTGCGGGTCTCCTCCCCCTGGATTCCGAAGACGCGCACGGCCGCGCCCGCGGCTCGAGTCGCCTCCTCGATCGCGATTCCGCCGCCGGCCGCCAGGTTCAAGGAGTCGGTCAGGAGGTCGATGGACTGCGAAGCGTTGAAGCCGAGAGAGCCAAGAGCTTCGAGGCCCTGGACGGTCTGGTCTGGGGAGAACTGCGTCCGGATCCCGGCCTCGATCGCCGCATCCCGAAGCCGGAGAAGATCCTCCTCGGTCGCACCCGAGACGTTCCCGACCGCGCGGAGGCCTTGCTCGAAGGTCCCCGCCGCGTCCGCCGCAGCGAAGGCGCTCGCGAGCCCGCCGACGCCCACAGCCAGGGGGACAACGCCGGCGGCCGCGATGGCGAAGCCGGCGCGCATGGCTCGCCCCGACGCCGCACCCTCCGCCCCGAGCCCGCGGAGCTGGCCGCGGAGGCGGTTGATCGTCCCGCTGGCCAGGTTCTGGGCGGTGAAGATGAACCCGAGCCCCATGTTGTTCAGGGCCATCGCGTCACCTCGAAGCCGAGCGAATCGCCGCCGCCTCCCGCCCCCTTCGGCGGTGGAGCCATTCCAGCGCGAACTCGATCTCGTCCAGGTCCATCTGCGCCACGTACCGGGGGTCGAAACCCGAGAAGCCCGATCCGCCGTGCTGACAGTAGCACAGCTCGAGGGTAGCCCTCAGGAGGTAGCGCGGGGGATAGATCGGGAGCAGCCCCCCGACCTTCGGGAGCCCGTCTACGTCGTCTCCGTCTCCTTCTCGCTCGTCTCCGGGCTCCCAGCGGTCAAGGTCCGGGACTCCCGTCCATCCCTCGACTTCTTCCGCGACTGCTGACGCGGAAGCCAGAAGTCCGCGCCCTCGAAAGGGGGCGACACCTCGAACGGGCGATCGCACTCCGGGCACTCGATCTCGAGGTTCGTCTCCACGCCGCCGTCCACCGCCTCGAACTGGGCCATGAGGTCGAGCTGGACGTCCATGTCGAGATCCTGGACCCAGGCATCGATCCGGCGCTTGTCGATGCCGTCCACCTCCACGATCCGGTTCGCGAGCGCGGTGGTCATGAGCTGGCTCTTGTTCTCGACCAACTTCTTGCCGGCGCGCCACTCGTCCTCGCCGGTCTGGAGCTTGAAGACGACCCGCCGACCCTCGGCCTCGGCGTTGAAGCGGTTCCGGCCCTCCCGGATGGCCGCTCGAGAGTCCTCGGGGAGGTCGAAGATCGGGAGCTGCGTCTCGAGGTTGACCTCCCAGTCGAACCGGGCTCCGCAGCCGCGCTCGCGCTCGTCGCAGTGGGCCTTGAAGGTGTAGAGCGGGCCGTACGTGGCGATCCGGATCACCATGAGGGCCAGGAAGCGGTCGCAGACCAGCACCTTCCCCCAGGGGACCGAGCCGCCGTCCGCGACGCGGTACGGACCCGGGTCCTCGGTCTTCAGCCAGCACCCGGCCAAGACCTTGTCGAAGGTCTCGCCCTTGCGGGCGGCCTTCCGGTCGGCCAGGACGTCGGCCTCGGTACCCTTCAGCTTGCGGACCTCGCCAGCGAGGCCGCTCGGGAGCTTCACGATCATGGTGTCCCCTTGAACGCCCCCGTACGCCGTCAGGGGGCCACACCGCTACTCGGCGCCGGCGCGCGCCGCTCGGACTAGACCGAGCCCTCGGCCTTGTCGAACGTGTCGATCGCCAGCGTGAGCATCTCGATCACGTTCTCGTCGGCCTCGTTGTCCCACTCGCCGACGACCATCTTCTTCGGCCAGGCGCCCGAGAGCGTCCAGGTCCGGAGGATGGTGGCGTCTCGGTCGAGCTGGTTGACGTCGACCTCGCGCTTGTAGTCCGGGGTCACGAGCCCGGTGTTCGCGCTCATCCGGACGACCTCGAGCCACCAGTCGTAGAGGTCCGAGTCCGAGTTGGCGGCGCCGCGCTCGAGGGTGACGTCGGGGACGGTCACGCGGCCCGGCGTCTTGTCCGGGATCAGCGCGCCGCCCTCCCACTGCTCGACGGTCGCGACCTCCGCGCTCAGCTCGGACATCTTGCGGAAGCCCGCGTGCGCCACGCGCTCGATCTCGACGATGAACGCGAACTTCTTCTGGAAGATCCGCGGGTTTCCGGTGATGGGCATCGTTCTCTCCGTTCAGCCTTTCCAGCTCAGCGCGCGCAGGGGATCAGCCGCCGACCTCGGCCTCGAGCGCGCGCGTGTCGCGCGAGAAGCGGATGATGACCCACTCGGCGGGGGTGTTGAACGCGAGGCCCACCCGGCCGTTCATGCGCCCGGCGTTGACCTCGATCGGGCCGTTGATCTTGTCGCTGAAGTCGACGAAGAACGCGGTGTCCGGGTCCTCCGAGGCGAACGCGCCGACGCGCATCTCGTCGATCAGGAAGGCCCGGATGGTGCGCAGGACCGTCCGCCGGAGCTTCGGCGTGTTGTTCTGGTTCCGGGCGAACTCGGTCCCGTTCTTGATCGACTGCTCGATGAAGATGGCGCCGCGGCGCTGGGCCACGAAGGGGAAGTTGCCGTTCCCCTTCAAGGTCCGGGAGCCGTCGATGTGGCGCGGCGCGCCCGGGAAGCTCGTCAGGATGTTGATGCGCTTCGGGAAGACGAGGTCCCGCTTCGCCTCGTCGAAGACCTCCTCGGTCTCGAAGCCGAGGACGCCCCGGAGGATGCCCTTCTCGATGCCGGCCGGGGGCACGTAGACGCCGCCCGGCTGGCTCGCGTCCGTGCGCGCGTAGACGCCGGCCACGATGCCCGAGGGCGCCACCGTGAGCAGCTCCGCCGAGCCGAAGATCGTCCGGTTCGGGTTCAGCACCTTCACCCGGGGCCAGTACATGGCGCCGAACTCGCTCAGGCCCAGGAGGCCGGCGGTCGTCTCCACGTAGGTGATGATGGCGGTGGCCGACTGGTCGGCCGGCGGATCCAGGACCGCGAACATCGACCCGCTGCGCGTGTCCTCGCAGTAGGTGATCATCGCGTTCTGGACGGCCGCCGTGGCCTGCCCGGGGACGATCAGGATGTTGACGTCCTGGACCGTGTCGAGCGACCGGATCCCGGTCGCGCCGCTGGGGTCGCCGATGAAGTCGGCGTCGACGAGACCCGCCAGGCCGTCGTTGCCGCCGGCGAGGGGGCCGAAGGTTCCGCTGGCCGGGCGCTGGCTCGCCGCCGCCGAGTCGAGGTCCACGACCGCGATCAGCTTCGAGGCCTCGGAGCCGGAGTTGATGATGGTCTCGGCGTAGCGGTCGTCCGTGTCGACCATCGACAGGTTCGGGAACAGCTCGAGGACCACCCCGTCGTCCAGGACGAGGAGGTTGAAGCGCTCGGCCTCCCCGGAGGTCGCCGCCGCGATCTGGATCTCGAGCCCGTTCGCGTAGCTGCCGTCGGTCTTGCCGTCGACCTGGAGCGTGTCCTCGGCCGCGCCGGTGCTCCCGGAATGGACCGCGTTGTCGAAGCCCAGCTCGTCGTCCGCGGTGCTCGAGGCCTGGACCTGGACGTCGGAGGCCGCGCCGGTCGTGTTGCTCGAGATCCGGACCGCGCCGCCCACGTTCGTGACCGCGACGCCGACGACCGCCAGCTCCACGATCGTCTTCACCTCGGCCACGGTGACGGCTTCGATGTCCGCCACGTTGCCGGTGCCCTGGACCTCCGCCGCCGCGAAGTCGAGCTTCAGCGCGCCGGTCGCGGTCCCGCCGGTGACCTCCACGAAGGACCCGGTCCCGCGCTTGTCGCTCGTGATCGTGACCTTCGTCCCGCCGCTCGTGACGCTCGCCTGGGCGCCCACGATCTTCGCGTTGATGACGGCCGCGACCTCCGCCGCCGTGGCGTTCGCAATGTCCGCGAACTCCGCCGTCAGGAAGGTGATCGCCTGGGGCGCGCCCTGGTCGATGACCACGTTCAGGACGTCGCCGTCCACGAGTCCGAAGGTCTCGGCGTTCGTGGTCTCGCGCGCGGCCGCCGTGGCGTTGAAGACGACCTGCGTCGGTCCGCCGCCGTCCACCGCGATGTCGAGGTCGTCCCCCGGCTCGAGGTTGAAGGGCTCGACCTCGCTCCCCGTGACCTGGCCGGCGCTCGGCGCGCTCGCGGCGGTCTGGAGGTTCAGCGTCCCCTTCGCGCTCGTCTTCGTGGCCGGAGTCGCGGGGTCCGTGAAGTGGACCGTCCGGATCACGTAGAGGAACTGGCCGCCGTTCTCGAAGAAGCCGGCCGCCGCCAGGGCGAGGTCGGAGTCCGCGGTGTAGGTGCCGAAGATGTCCCGGTACTCGTCGAAGGACGTGACCAGCGTGGCGACGCCGATGGGGCCGCGCTCGGTCACGCCCACGGCCGCGACGATGCTCGTCTGGACGGCCTGGATCGCCCGGATGGAGGGCTCCTCCTCCAGAACGACCACCTTGCTCGAAAGCAGCGCGTTTCCCATGTCTTACCTTCTCCAGCTCTCCGCGGTGATCCCCTTGTTGACCCTCGCACGTGGGCGCTTACTTGCGCCGCCGCTCCTTGCCCTTCGGAGCGGTCTTGACCTCGGTCGCCGGCGCCTTGGCCGGCTTCGGTCCCGCGTCCTGGGGTACGGGGCGGACCTTCAGCTCCCGGCGCTCGACCGCGGCCGCGATCTCGGGGACCTGGAGGCAGGCGGCCGAGACGGTGACCTCGGTCCCGTAGGGGATCCGGACGCTGTCCGGGACCAGCTTCGAGGACTGCTTCTTGCGTCGCTCCCCGTCGCGGGTCTCCACCGTCGTGCGGTTCGTGACCTTCACCGGAGAGATCTCTCGGGTCAGGTTGAAGACGAGCATCCGCTTCGGGTGCTTGGTCGTGTTCTTCAGGATGACGTCGGCCACGGTTTCCACCTCGGAGAGCGCAAGGGAGAATCGCCCGCCGATCCGGAATGCGTCAAGCGAGTCCGCCGGTGTCCAGGTCCACCTCGGTCGCCAGCTCGGTCGCGAGGTCGCTCAGATCGTCCCGCGGCACGCCGGCGAAGCCTTCCACGTCGAAGCCTCGGATGGTGACCTCCCCGGTGAAGAAGTGGACGTTGGAGGTGTTGGGGCGGCTCCGGATCTCGAACTCGTCGGTCTGCGCGAACTCCCAGCGGGCCGTGCCCTTGCTCGAGTCGTCCGGGTCCCGCGGCATCTCGAGGTAGGGGTTCCGGTTCATGAACTCGATCGCCAGGGGGATCATGTTCAGGCACTCGATCGGGTGGTCCGAGATCCCAATGAGCTGGAAGACGAGGTCGATGGTCCGAGGCTTGCGCCGGATCTCCACGACGTCCCCCACTCGAGCCTCGGGGTTCTCGTTCAGGGAGTAGAAGCGATTCTCGGGGGTCCGAGGACCGGCGAGCACGAACGCGGGGGTCTTGGCGACCTCTACGAAGGCGGTGGAGGTCTCGGGGTCGTAGTCCGTGTGCTGCGTCCAGACGACCTCGGGGAGGAGCTGGCGCTTCATCTCCTGGATCAGGCTCCGGACCAAGCGCGTGAAGTCGGACTCCGCGGTGGCGTCCAGCTTTACGCGGCGGAAGGTGTAGGCGTCCGGGGCCGTGACGCTCTCGCCCGGGATGGGGTCGCCGGCGTCGTCCAGGTTCTCGATGGTGACGGTCACGGCGCCCTCGCCGGCGAGGGGGCAGATCGGGGTCAGGACGCGGAGGAAGTTGCTCCGGATGACGTCGACGCGCAGCGCGGCCGCGGTGCCGAACCGAACCGCGACCGTCTGGGGGGTCGGGGCGTAGACCACGCCGTTGCGCGGGGGCGCGCTCGGTCCGGGTGGGACCGGAGGAGGCA